CAGCGGCTGCCGCCGGGCGCCCATGCCGGTGAGCATGGTGTCGTACTGGGCGGAGGTTGGATGCTCGTGATATTCGTCGACGATGGCGCAGCTGGGTGACGCACCGTCGCCCGGGTTGCCAATCAAAGGTTCGAAGCGGCTGAAGTCGGATGGGATGTTCATGTTCGAGGCGTTAACCTCGATTCCCGCCGCCTGCACCAGCATCGGCGACTTGCTGACCATCAGCTTGGCTGGGCGGAATACCTCCCAAGCCTGCTTCTCGGTGGTCGCACCGGAGTAAACCTCGGCACCAAACTCGCCGTCGGCAACGAACATGCTGATACCCACGCCGCCGGCCACCACGGACTTACCGTTCTTGCGCGGCACTTCCCAATAACTTTCGCGGAATCGCCGGTGGCCGCCCTTCTTCTTGACCCAGCCAAACGTGACGGCCAGGCCGAAAAGCTGCCATGGTTCAAGGGTGATCAGTTGACGCTTGAACGCCCATTCGCCCTTGGTGTGCGGCAAGAGCTGGATCAGTTTGAGTTTCTTTTCGGCCTTGGCCGGATCGAACTTGAAGCGGTACTCGCGCTTGCGGCTGGCGGCCATGTCGTCGAAGTGACGCTGCACCGCCTGGTGAATGTAGCGGCAGGCCGGGACCTTTCCCCGGAGCAATGACCGACCCCACGCCATCGCCTTGTCGACGTTTGGGTACAGGGCTTTGGTCATCAGGATCTCAGCAGGTTGGCAAACTCGTTGGTTTCTTTTTCCTTGTTGCCGCCTATCAAACGCGTGCGGCTGGCCGGATCGAGGCCGAGCATCGAGCCGAAAGTCACCATCTGGCGCATCGTCTCGTTGGCGGCAGTAAGCGCCGGGTTCTTCATAGGTCCACCAGTTGCTCCAGCGACGACGATGCCATGCTCGCGGACTGACTCCTGGGCCATGCGCCAGTTGTCGTATGCAACGCAGAAGGCTTCAACGTTGTGCAGGTCGGTGATCGCAACCACGTTCTCGCGCAACAGCTCCGGCACGACCATGTTCCACATGGTGGCCGCTCGCTCGCTCAACCACTCGGGCGGATCGATCTCGGTGATCTTGGAAAACTGGGGCTCGGCCTTGTTGAGGGCGCGTTTTCCCGGGTTCCCGGCCAACTCTTTCTTGGCCGTCGGCTTGGGTTTGCGACCACGGCCGGCGACCGTGGCGGTGCCTCCCATCGCGCAACTCCTGGATTTTTAATTTCGCGGGCGTGAAAAAACGATTGAGGGCGCGGTCTAGAAGACAAAAGGACCAGACTTTCGACCCTCCCCCTCCCTCTGAGCGCGAATCGCTCTTATTTGGCCGAATTTCACTGTTTTTTCGGGTTTTTTCTGCTTTCAGCGCCTCGCATTGCCGAACCCGCCGTCTTCGGCGGCCGTTTTGGCCGAGTGGCACGGTCCGCACAGGCTCTGCCAGTTGGTCTTGTCCCAGAACAGGGCCATGTCGTTCTTGTGCGGGATGATGTGGTCAACATCGGTGGCCACGACCACCAATCCACGAGCTGAGCAATGACGGCACAGCGGATATTTGGCAAGGAATCCAGCGCGGGCCTGCTGCCACTTGTAGTTGTAGTGTCGCTTGGTGCTGCTCTCCCGAGGCTTGGCCCGGGCCGTGCTCTTCAGCAGGTGAGCATGTTCATCACAGTAGCGAGGGTTGCGCGTGAGTGTGTTGCAACCCTGGGCGTTGCATGGCTTCTGCGGCCTCAGCGGCATGGCGTACCATCCATGTAGGTGAGGGGCTGTGCATCAGAGTTTTCAGGCTCGTCCTCGGCCATCGCTTGGATCAGCATGCTCTGTTGCTCTGCCATCCGTTCGAGGATCGCTGTCTGCTTCTTCTGCTCGCTTAGTATCTCGGCGAGATAGGAGATCGCTTGCCCGTTCATATCCAACTGCACTCCACTTCTTAATCCACTCGCGCCGGGCAGCGCATCCAATGCACGCCATCACCGGCCACCTACTTGGTCAGCTTCGGTTGCAGTACGACGCGGGCAATCATCACCAGCAGGCCCAGCACGCCATAGGCAATCGGCGGCAGCACTGCCTGCAGCGATGGCATGATCTGCTCAGCCACACCCAGCGCAGCAATAGCGCCACCCGCCTGAACGCTGGTCATGCTCAGCGCTTGCTTCCAGTTGTCGATCAGTTGCATGGGGCACTCCTTAAATTTCTTCAACTTTCCGGTTCGCCCACTTCTGCGCGAGTACCCGGATCTGGCCAACACCCAGCAGACCTATGAAGGCTGCCGAGAACAGCGTCCAGGCCACATTTAGGCCCATCGCATTGATGCCAAGGCCGATCAGCATGATCAGTAGCGCTCCGAAAGCCGCTTCCAGAATCGTAGCAATCACGCTCTTGCGCTCGCCGTATAGCCGAATACGGATATACGACAGGGCGAAGGTAAGCCCCATCACCAAGCCGTACTCGCGGAGGGCCGTCATGATGGCTATCCAGAGGTCTGGGTTCTTCTCAGGCATATGTGACATCCGGCGTCCTCCCTTGCGGGGAGCGAGATAGGTTCGGCCCCAACAGCACTCCCAGCTCGAAGCAATGGGTGTGGTGGAGCCGAAAACGAAAAGGCCCCAGCAAATGCTGAGGCCCTGGATAGACTAACTACCGCAACTCTCCCAATTTGGTGCAAATGTGCGGCTGAACTGCGAGCAAAATCCCTGATCAACTCGGGATCGAACAAGGATAAAAAAACCCGCACAAGGCGGGTTTTTAGAAACGGTTCATCATTTCAGAATGATGATGTGTCTGGAGTCACGTATAAAATTCAAGGCACCGGATTCAAAGTGAGCTGGCCAATTGAATGACCAATAATTGCGTCCAAATCCCCTCGCCATAAACCATTTACACCTACCGGCATTGCGCCCTGAAGCGTCATGAGTTGAGCAGCTTGTAGGTGCACGTATTTGATGGGCAACTTCCCGTCAAATTCTCGCATCCCTGCAAACATGTCCCTGAAGACTTCCCCGCGCTCGCCCCAACCATCTGCCATCGCATTACTGATTGAGTCTAAATAGCGAACTTCAGAGATCAAAGTGCCACTGATGATTCCTGCTGCAGTAGTGAGCACAACTGACAAACCTACGCCATCTCCGGTGATAGTCGAAATCCAAGCCCGGAGTAGCCAGTCCCCTTTCTCTTCCTTCTGTACCTGCGTGTTCTGTTCGCTCATACATCAATCCTTCGTAAGGCCATAGTGGCTGTTGGATACTACAGCGCCGTAACACACCACGCAAAACACGCAGTACCACGCCTACCTTGCGGTAGTGATCCCCAAAGGAAAAATACAAGAAAAGTGGATGGTCGAAGAATCGTAGAAAGCAAAAAGCCCAACTCGAGGGTCGGGCTTTGCTCGCGGAAAAACCGCAAAGTAACTGAAATCTATAGTTCGTCCCCGGCCCTGTCAAGCAGCCTCGCGACGAAAATCTAAAGCACCATCGATCCAGGCAATGCCGGCCTTCCACAGCTGGCGGGTCTTCTCCTCACCGAAGCCCAGCTTCTTGCCCACGTCGACCAGTGCCTTGTCCCGCGCGGTGTAGTACTTCATCAGCACGTTGCCGCATTCGGGGTAGCGCTTGAGCAGGCGCCCCATCAAACCATCGATCATCAGTGCATCGTCATCAGTGATCATCGGCATGTGAAGGGTGTTCTCGCGTGATGCGCAGCAGGACACGCCCGACCCCAGCACGACCCACCGGCCCCAATGCTCCAACAAGTCCTCAGCAGTGCGCTCGGTGAAACTCTTCGTTCTGGCCATCAATCAATCCCCCGTGTAATTCGATCCGCCGGCACCGCGGCGGTTGTTCTGTTCGTATTGTTCGTGGGCACCGCCGATAACCTGGCGCGTCTTGGCGATCTCCCCCAGCGCATCTCGCAGCCTTGCGTTGATCACCTGCACGACATCGATCAGCGGGAGCGTCTGGAGCGTATGCCCGCAAACCCATCCAGACCCCAGGCAGTGCTCGCACTCGAGATAGTGAAAGATCCCGAGCCGCATCCCCTTGCCCAGGCAGATGTTGCATTCGACGATGAACTTCAGTTCGCGCTTCTGGAGTGATCCGTGGAACTTCTTCATTTCGCCTCCAGGAGCTGCTTGTGAACCTGGTGCACGTCATCGCCATTTGGGCAATTAGGCTCATGGTGGATCTGGTATTTCCTGCCGGATCGCATCTGCACCTCTAAGATCGGATGGTGGTTCTCCGTGAAGATGAAGATGGCGCTGATATCGGCCGTATTTACAGCGAGACGGGTCCGCTTGAGGATCTGAATCAGCATTTTTAAACCTCGCCTATGGTTGATTCTTGATTGGCCTCGCAGGCCTTGTGTTCTGCGGCTTCCAGCGCATTACCGGAATCTCCGAATCTAAAGCCGGTCAATCCGTGAATGTGGTTGAAACCCTTCTGGTCTAGATGGGCGTGCCACTGCTCCAAGGCATCACGCTTGCGACTCATCACATCCGACTGGATGTACACCTTCACGTTGTGGCCCATCGCGTGGTTGATCAGCAACTCACCGATCAGGTGGTCGATGCCAATGTCTGCCCAGCCGGTGCGGGCCACCTTGCGCAGGTCATGGCTGGTCCACTCGCCCTTGCCCAACCGGGTAAACACGGCGCTGGCCTGGCCTTCGCTCAACGCCTTGCCATTGCGTGCTGGAAACAGGAATTGACCGTCGTAGCCTCTGGCGTACTGACCATCGCGGTAACGGGTCAGCAGCTCGCACGCCTGCTCGGTCAATGGCAGGTGATGCTCGATGCCGGTCTTGGTGTGCTCGGCCGGAATGAACCACTCGCGTTCGGCCAGGCTGATGTGCGACCACCGCGCCTGACGGGTCTCGCCGATCCGCGTGCCGTGGCAGAGCATCATCAGGGCCAGCATGGCATCCAGTGGCGCCGCCGTGGTGACTTCGGCCAGTTGCTCGAGCAGACCTTGCAGCTGAACACCACGCAGGCGCGACGGCTTGATCCCGACCTTGGCCTTCGAAAAGTCGTTGAACTTGATGGCGGCCATAGGGTTGGCCGAGATGTGGCCCAGCTTGAACGCCTGACGGAATGCCAGGGCCAGCAGCTGGAACGCCGAGCGTACGTAGTCGATGCCGATCTTCTCCTGCAACGGCCACATGAACTGGCTGTCGAGGGTTGCCTTGTCTATGCCGGCGAGCGGCTGATTGCCCAGGCATGGGATCAGGTGGCACTTGATCAACGAAGCACCGGTCTTCTTGCGCTTGCTGGAAAGGTTGCGATCGCGGGACATGCGTTCGGCGTACCAGTCCAGCAGCTCGCGAGTGGTGACCCACTTCGACAAATTCGAACCGGTACCAGCCTCCAGGCGCAGGCGGATCGCCGGCAAAGCCGCGACGACCTGCTTCGAATTGAGGTCGGGGAAGGTGCCGATACGGTTCCACTCCCCCTTCTGCACCAGGTACCAAGAAGCCCGGGCGCGATCCCGATTGAAACGCAGGTAGAGCCCACGATGCTCAATGTCCCGAAGATCCCGGACACCGCCGGAGGCCTGGCGCCTGATCTCTGTGTCGGTGATCTTTACGGCGGCGCTGGTCATGCAGCCACCACGGTTGGAGCGAGTCTAAGGTAAGCCCGGATCTGCTCCATCGCATCGAAGTGCCCGCGACATACCACTGCGAGATAACCCTGCTCATTGAGTTTGCGGATGCGCTCGTGCTGGCTTGCCGAGATCGAGGCGTCGTTTGGCGGTGTGGCCTTGAACTCGATGTACAGACCGAAGAAGCCACCGCGCGCCATGGTCAGCACCAGGTCAGGGATACCGGCCATCACGCCCTGTTGCTTCAGCTTTGCCGCCACTGACTTGAGGCGATGGCCTCCATTAGGGACGTGATAGATCAGGTCGGCGACTGTCGGCATACGGACACGCAGTTCGGCGATCAGCGCGGCCTGCTCCAGGCCTTCACGGTCGACCGACTTGGCGCGAACGGGCTTCTGCTTGAACAGCTTCGGGATGGCAGGCTTCATTCGCTATTACCCCGAGCTATTCGGGCCCGGCGCTCAAGGCGGCGGATACCCCACCAAAGGACGGCAGCGGCGATCGTCATGAAGCCGAGGTATAGGTGAATCAGGAAGTCGTTCATGCCTTCTCTCCTGTAGAGATGTCGATTACTTCGAAAGTGCTCGGCCACATCAGGCTGCCGAATTTCTCGGCGGCAGAGTGATGCTCGAACAGCGCTACAGCGCGATCTGGTTTGTCGGTGAGATCCCACTTGTAGCCGCAGCTGTATACGGCGAAGCGGTAGTCGGAAGGATTGGTCGTTGCAAGACGGGAATCAGCCATATGCACGCGCCTCAAGAGCGGCTTTACGCTTGCCGAAACGCTCCAATAATTGCTGACGCGCCTCCTGACCATTCGCCGGAATCGACTGACGTGCCATCGTCGCCAGAAACCGCGCATCGCCATATTCCTGCGCCAGCTGCGACTCAGGTTTTTGCGAGTCGTGACCGATACCGACGGCGAGATCCTCCAGAGGCAGACCATTCATCAACATGCGGATGGTGATGTCGTAAGCCCTGTCGAAAACCTTGCTGGCTTTCTCCGAAATCAGGTCAGCGAGGTTATGCATTTCGCACTGGAGCGCTGCGTGACGCACAGCGGGGTGCGACCACTCCCGAGAAGTGATCCGCGCTGGATGCAGGTTCAGCAAGGCTTCGCGAAAAGCTTTGTCGTGCGGAGGAATACCGAGCATTTCCGGTGTTGGCTGGCACAGACTGACGAACTTACCCACGCTCGGCATGAAGTCCGTTCCCAAAGCTCGGCACCGCTCAATGCCAAAACGAATCTGCTCGATCTGATTAATACCCGCGACGATGAACGCTTTGGTCCAGCTACGCTTTGCTGCTCTCAGCGCGTCATCGTTTGGCCAGGCCTGCTTCCAAGCCGGGAAGATGGCCTGTAGTTCTTTGAACAAGGCATTGACGACCTCGACTGTACCTGGCGGGAGGGTCTTTGGAATGGTCGGTAGTGCTGGCGGCTGGTAGGAACCAATCGCGCTGCGTATATCCGTTGTTGCGCCCGCCGTGTCCAGCAATTTGGCAGCGCTCCTTGGGGCGGTGGACTTGCTCATAGAGCGCCGCCCATATCATCCCCCCAAGTTTGATCATCGAAGTCCGGACCTGCTGCCGAGCGTTGAGGGAACTGCTTCACGTTCGATGCTGCTGCCCGGGCCTTGTCGTTGGCGACCCACTTGACCAGCATTCCCACCCATTCAGACTGGGTGTTGACCTGGTGCTGGGGTTCATAGTGACCAGTGAATGCGACACGAACTTGCTCGGTAAACAGATCAAGCGACAACCCGCGGTGCAAGGCGTAGGTTTTCAACAGTGTGTGGTCCGGCACCCAGTCGAGGGTCATTTCACTGGGCATGCGGGGATCGACTGGTTCCTGCGCAGAGAGAGGATCTTTATTCTTCTCTACATCTTCTTTAGGTAACGCACCGCTAACGTTCGTAGCGTTACCTTTACCGTTACTCGCCTTGTGATTTGCCACGCGTTTTGCCGTGAGAAGTCTGTTTTTTGCGGTCTTGCCGTTGTGACGGTCGAAATGCGGAAGACTAATCACACCGTCGAGTTCGATCATCCAGTCGACAGACTTCATGTGCTCGCAAAAACCGATAACGCCGACGAGACGATCCAGTAACTTTTTACTAACGCTCGGAGCGTTACCATTTTCGGTTTGTTGGTCGAACCAGCCCCATACACGCATTAGCTTGCCGACGACTGCGTCGGGGTCGATATCGGCCAAATCCGCGATCTGGCAAACCTCGGGCTTGTCCAGAGTGGTGAGTTCAAATTTGATCCAGTCGCCGGCCATTACGCGGCCTCCTGCAGTAGTTCAGCGAGACGTGTAAGGCCTTTCGGGGTGACCATTGGGTCGAATGCCGCGCGTTCGATCCCGGTTTCCGGGTCTGGCTTCAACGCAGTGACCTTGTGAGTCATATGGCCGGTGGTGATGCGCGGCTGATAGGCAACCCAACGTTTTCCACCGTGGCGCCGAAATATCCAGCGGTGCTGCTCAAGCCATGCGAACAGGCGGGCCGGAGCCATGCCCAGTTGCTTGGCGGCATCAGTGATGCAGATCGCACCACCGGCTGCAGCGAGCCGCTTGATGGCTGCGACCTTCGGGGCCTGGTCTGAGATCAGGCGCTGCAGCTCACCGTTCTTGTCTGCCAGATCGGCAGCAAGCCGGAGAGCTTCGGGTAGGGATTGCGGAATTGTGACAACCTGTCGTGACACGCTATCCAGTTCGCTCAAACGTGTCACGACACGATGACGAAGCGGGATGCTGTAGCCGGTCAACAAGGTTTCAGTCAGGACGCGGTCAAGGTGGAATTCGGCGGTGTAATCGCGCCCATCCTTGACCTCTTGGAGATGGCGCAGATCTGCGCCATCGTCTGCCAGTGCCTTGCGCATCACACGGATGTCACGGATGACGTCCTTGTGCTGCTTGCCGGTGAGATCGGCGATCTCCCGGCTCGACATGGTGACCGTATTGCTTGGAGCGACGATCGTGTTCATAATGGTCCCTCAAGTGTTTTATCGTTTTGAAAGAGCCGGGTTGCAGCCCGGCTTTTTTGTGCCTGAAATTCAGGCTGCCTTGACCGAGCTTTCCAGCTCCGAAAGGCTTTCGCGGACGTGAACGATTTCCGTGAGAATCTCGGACTTCTCGCTGCTGGATACGTGGCTGTCATCCAGTGCTTCGTGGATGGCAATGGTCAGATCCGCAACTTCTTTCCCTACATGGATAAGCGAAGCCGTCAGCGCTTTCGGTGCAGGTGCGACTTTCGCAACTAGCTCAAAACCGAACTGGTCTGCCAGGGTCATCAACGGACGCATGTCACCGGTGTGCAGCAAGATCCCGAACAGATGCTCGATAGTCAGGTGATGTGCCGCGTTGTCCGGGTTCGAGCGCTGAAGCAGGCTCACGTGCGCCATGCACATTTTTCCGGCCAGCTCCTCTGCTCCGCTTTCCTTGACGGTGGTGTGGCAAGCCCTCAAGAAATCTTCCATTCGTAAAACCTCAAAGTTGTTTCCGTGGATGCCTGGCGGCGCCTGAGTGATCATTTGTTCAGCGGCTTAAGCGACTGATTTTTTGGGATGTGCTTCAGCGAGGAGCCAATCGGCTTCGAACGGCTTGCCCTTCGCGGCAGCAAGCTCGGCGATCTTCCGGGCGTATTGGGTTTCACCCGTGTATTCAGTGCGCGGCAATGCGTCCGCGACGAGCCACTTATAAATAGCTCTCGGAGTTTTCCCGCAGGCCAAGGCCACGGCAGATACGCCGCCGGCATCATCGATCGATTTCTTGAGCGGCCGCATGAGGCCTCCGAGTTAAATATGAACTTACGGTACATATTATGTCGGAACTGAAAGTACATGCAAGGGCGTGCGATGCTGAACCTATGGTTCACATAGAAGATATTCGCGCTGCATTCGTTGTTCGGCTCAAAAAAGCCTTAGCCGCCCATGGCATCGACCAGTGGGGCGCAGGCGCTCGGCTGGCCGAAATCGCCAAAGTAACGCCGAAGGCCTCAAGCAAGTGGCTAAATGGTGAGTCCCTGCCAGGACCTGCCAAGATGAGCGCTATTGCAGATGCACTCGGTGTGAAAATCGAATGGCTGCAGCATGGCGCGGGTAACGAGCCCACTTTTTCAAAGCTCGTCGAAGTAGAGAATGGCGAAACTGAAACCCCCTCTCCATCGGCAGCGGATATCGTGCGTAACATGCTTGCCAAGCAAGGGAAAGGACTGTCTGAAGATGCTCGCAGGCGGTTACTTGCAGTTGCTGAAGCAGATGACGGCGGCGCGATTGAGATCGACTACTACCGGCCCGGAGTCATGGGGGACGAAGTATGGATTGCGCATTACGACGTCCGCGCTGCCATGGGCGGCGGGCAAATTCCTCACGACTATCCGGAGATGCTCCAGGATGTGAGGGTAAGCCCACAACATCTTCGCGAAATGGGGGTGGAGTTCACTGAGCACTTCCACCTCAAGATAGTCACTGGGTGGGGTCAGTCGATGGCTCCAACGATCAAGCATCGCGATCCACTTCTGGTCGATATCAGCATTCGCGAGTTCGCAGGCGACGGAATTTACATGTTTTCCTGGGATGGACACCTGTACATCAAGCGCCTCCAGTGGATGGGGGAAGACCGGCTCAAAATGATCTCCGATAACACGAGGCATTCGCCGGAGACGATCCGAGCAGAAGACCTGTACATCCAGGCGCGCGTACTCTTGGTATGGAATGCCAACTTGGTTTAGACCGCATGCCTAGCTGGAAGCCCGCCGCCGAGCGGGCTTTTTTGTGTTCGCTCAAAAAGGCGCGGGCTCCTCAACTGCTTCGGCAACCTCCACCGGCCGATCTTCTTCGGCGCTAACCTCCCACTTCAGCGTCACCGATCCGTCATCGTTGAATGTCATGTCAATGCCGTCTGTTTCGGATAGCAAGCCCATCACTTCCTCCCACTCCCGATCTCCGTCCGTGTCCAGGCGGTGAATCGTCACCCAGCGCTGAGTCTGCGCTACGGGGTGATTGATCATTGATGAGACCCGGAGGCCAAGACGCTCTATTCCACTGATTTCCTGTCGGGCTACCGGTTTTGACTGATTTTGCGGCTTCGCCATTCCATTCTCCTAACTGCTGTATATGCATCCAGTACTTGGCAACTATAGCGAAGCGATTCCCAGTGGTAAATCCCTAAAGCGCCAAGCGGAGATTTTCATCAGTTCTGTACTTTTCAAAAAAATATGTACTTTTGGTACTTGACCTAATATGAACTGATGGTTCATATTTAATCCATCGCAACGGCACACAGCCACCGCGAAGAGTTTCAAGGCTCCACCGCTCTTTAACAGTCAGCGCAACAAACAACAGAGCGCATTGCCTCTACCGGCGACCGGCGAGCAGACAGGCCCGAAAGCCTGCCAACGACAGGAACAACCTGGACGGCTGCCCGATGGTGAAACGCCAAAACCGTGTGAATGACCCGGCAAGCAATGCGCCCCGCCCCTCCGGCGGCAATAGGACGGACAGCATCACTGCTGCACCTTGGCGACAGGGTGCAGCGGGATGTAGGCCTGCATCAAACGAACAGCTCAACTGAGCAAAAGGCAACATCAATGGAATGGGGCACAAACCATGACTGTAGACATCAGCAACTTCACCATCGCTACCCCGCTTCCGATCTCCGACACCAACCCGATCGCGCTTGAGCTCATCGGCTGGCGGGCACTACTTGAATGTCCAGACGTTGTCTCAATGCTTCCGGATGGTTCGCTGCAGATGACGGCACCGACACTCGGCGCTTCGAGCAAGAGCACTTTGCGGACGCGCTGTGAATGGAAGGAGCCAGGTTACTGGTTGTTCTCCAGCGCCGCAGACCACTGGAGCCGACAAGAGATGCGAGTGACGAAGGTCAACTCGCTGCAGAAGGTTGTGATCGCTCAGATTCATGTAAAGGACTCAGAACGACCGCCTGTAAAGGTGTTCTGGAGCAAAGGAAAAATCATCATGGGGTTCCGGTCGAGCTACCTGCAAGACGATCCGGTCAACTCAACGGTGTTGGAGAACGTGCCGCTCGGCGCACTTTTCAAAATCAACATTCACGCCAATTCCAGCGGGGCCGTTTCCGTATCGGCGAGCTGTAACGGCGTCAAATCTACTTCCGCAATCATGCGCCTCGACAACACCTGGGACACGAAAACTCTCGCCTTCCACGGCGGCGTGTACAACCAGATCGACTACTCCGAAACCACTGACCCGGAAGACGGCTCGGTCTGCATCATCAGCGACCTGTCCATCACTCATGCCTGACATCGCCACTTCACGCGAGTGAGACCAACCAGCGCCACGTCAGCCTGACGATAACTGCCCGAGCACCTGGTACTCCCCTGCACCAGGCCGCATCGGTAGTCACTGTCTGGATGAACCACGGGCCTCCGCTTGCGGCCATGGCAAGGGCGACAGCGACTACCGATGCGGACGAAACCCCGGCTTATACCGGCCACCTGCATGCAACAAACGAGAGATCGGCGAGCGCCCGCCAAGATTCCAACGGCGCGCATTGGAGGATGACCATCATGAAATAGACCAAATCAAGAAGATCACTGCATCTGTGAAAGGCCCGAACGTCCACGGGCCTTTCTTTTTCCCCGCCTTTATCCGTCAGCACTCTCCCCTGCGCCCAACGGCAACCAGCAGGAGGACCGAGTGCTGACGAATACACGCAACCCCACACCGAGGAATCAGCCATGCACCCACTGATCCAACAACGCCGGGATGTCCTCGGCGCACTGATGGTTCGCAGCCAGATGGCCCGCGAAGAGTTCGCCCGCCTCGTCAACCTGGTGATGCCTGAGAAGCCGGTGCGCTATCAGGTAAAGAACGTCGGGCCAAAGGCATACCACATCATCGACCTGGTCACAGGCAAGACCTGCGGCTTTCGCTTCGAACACGCGTCCGCCGTCGACTACGCCATCCAGCTTGAGGAAAAGGCCAACCGCCTTTCCGGAGGTGCGCAGTGATCGGCGTACCAATGCCCAACCCGCGAGACTCGATCCTCGCCGACCTCAACCAGAAGCTGGAGCATTACTTCGGTGCCGGTAAATCGGTGCAGGAAATCGCGCCAGGTGTCACTGGCACAAAGGACGGCACGTTCGGTACCAGCCATACCAACAAGCTCCGCGCTGGCCGGGACAAATTGGCGCCCGATCTGAAGAACCTGGCCGAGAGCGGCGCCTCGTTGAATAAAGCGGCCGAAGCGCTCGGCATTGATCACAAGCGCGCCCGCCTCATCGCCAGAGAAAACGGCTTCAAGTTCAAATCATGAAGCGCATCAGCAACCAGGTGCGCCAGCGCCGACGACAGACATGGCTGGATCTATCGGCCCACGGAATTGAAGAGGCAGGGCATGGCCAAGAGCAACGCGGAACTACAGAAGGACAAGCGCGCCAAGGAGAAAGCCTTGCTCGACAAGATCGGCGCCGAGAAGCGCACGCTGATTGTTTCGAAGGCACTTGCTGATGCACTTCAGGTGCTGGGCGAGCGCCACGACTTCGAGGAATGGCAGGAGACGGTATCGACGTTGCTGATCAACCTGGCCGATGCGCCAGCCGAAGAGTCCGCCCGCTTCGCTACCATGTCGCGACACAAATTCACGATAAGCGAAAATGTGTCGCATAAGCTGGCTCAGGCTTATCAGCGTGAGGCGCTGCGTATCTGCCGCGACGAATAAGCCCGCCTTAGCTTTTAAGCTGGCGCGGTGGCCAATGCCAGCTCATGAGCAGCGCTCATAACTTGAATAGCGTTTGACACATGCGGGTGCCCAACCCAGCGGTATGGGGCATTGCCCAATAAGCCCGCCTCCGCATTATCCATCAGAGTTTTTACATCTAGCCCGCTGGCAATGGCCGCTCCAATGATGGCCACAAGCGCCTGCTCTAGTGCAACTTCGCGATCAGTAATCATCTGCTCCTCCTTGATCCGACTTTAAGCCGGGTACGAGATGAATAGCTCACATATAGGCAAAATGCCACTACACCCTGTCGCATCCGGTCACGGAGGGCGGCGCCTGACTGGAGAACAACATGCAAATTCAACGTGAAGGCCGCGTCACCTTCGGCGAAGCCCGCCTGGCCATCTGGGAAGAAGGCATTCCGCGCGAGTGGAAAGCCAAAGTCGACTGGGACCGCAAGTTCAAGCACGACGTGTTCAAGCGCATCATCCAAACGCTTAACAGGATTGGCTGGACCGTCGGGGAACAAACACACATCTTCGTCGGTAATAACTCCCGCCACTGCGTGAAGGGGAGCTTGCAGGCCGACCTCAAGATCTGCGGGCACAGCATCGAACTGGAGTTTTTCCAGAGTGTGAACACTCCAGATCGCGCTGATCACGGGGGGCGATACCAGAGCGATAAAGAGCGGCACATGCCCTACCTAGTTCGCCTGGAGATGGAGCGCACCCGGCGCCGCATCCGCGACTACTTGTGCAATGTATTTACTGGCTATGTGTTCCAAGAGCCTGACAGGAAGTGCGGACTCAACGGGATGACCAGTGTCGAATGGATCAATGCTGACTACGTGAGTAAGCGCCGTTTTTGCCCACCGACGATCCCGCCAGCGGATTACAACTCAGGGTCAGGCGACAAGAAAACCATCGTGCACGGTGCAAAGGTGTGGACCACTGACCGCAAAGGCCGCTGGATCCAGGGCACGGCGTTCGTCAACATCAACAATATGTGGTGGGTTGCTTACGGCAAATACGGATTCACCAACAAAGCTTGCTTTGAGATATTCGTTGATCGCCCAGAAGACGTTTATGCAAAGAGCAATGAGCGCCGGCGGCGTCAGCGTCTGGAAGATCTTTTGGCCAGGGCCGTTGCCGGGATGAACTACCAGCGCGCCGACGTCCTGCGCAAGGTGCTGTTCCCCAATCCTGAGCCACTGTTCATGATTTTCAACGTGAAGGATGAGCTCTACTTTCGCCCGAACTACAGTGGCTACACGAAAGACACGGTCAGGGCGGGCAAATACACCCGCGCCGAACTGAAGCCTTACTTGGGTGACGCGGACCAGAAGGACGATCTGAAAGCTGTGCCGATTTCACAGGCTGCCTGACCCACCCTCACCTATTGCGCTGAGTACTGTTTTCAAGCCAAAAGATCAGGCCCAAGAGTCAAATCGATGTCTAGCCTCGCCAACGCTTTACCGCGGGCTAACGCCTCATTGAAGCTGTTGTACTTGGCATTTTCACGGATTGCTTCAACCCGGCTTTCTTTGTTCTCTACAGCGATTCTAAGTCCTGTTGGCACAGAATCACTGTCGCTATCCCATTCGAAATCAATCTTCGCTTTAACGCCTCGATGCTCATAGACAACTGGGTACGGCCTATCCACTAACACCATTTCGATCTCCTTGATCCGGCTCCATGCCGGGCTGAACACAAATACCTCACTTCAACGAATCCCACCAGTGGGCTGGGTGGCTGGCGTCGTCGCCTACCGCACCGAAGGATCAGCAACTCGGTCAATCGCCTTCCTGTAGGTAGCCAGCTCAATGATCTGCCGCAAGCAAATGACGACCTCAAGCTTCTGCTTATCATCGGGAATCCCAAGCCGCTTCAGCATCATTTGAGCGTCTTCTTCGATTGCCGCGAGTGCATCGATATCGCTTTGCAGTCTCATGCCAGCCTCCCGTCAGGGTGAGTTCGACATAAACAAATACCCCACGCCAGCAGGCGATGCAGGCGCCTGACCCACCCTATCCTATTGCGCTGAGCGCTGAGCGCTGACGACCAAAATCGCCGAGCGCTGTCAGTGCCGGGAAGGAATCAGCTCAATAACGTCTTCAGGTTTCGAAGCGCGTCCATCGCCTCGGTCTTTTGCGTTGTCCCGCCTGGGCCATTGCTTCCCATGATCGAAGCGTGGGCCGCATCGAATATAGCGTCGGCAGGCAGGGTCATGCTGTTTTTCTTCAGCACAGCAATAAGCAGGTGTTCCAAAGCATCAATTTTGGCTTGCTGACTCATATTTAACTCCTTGATCCGGCTCCATGCCGGGCCGAACACAAATACCCCACTTCAACGAATCACGCCAGCCTGCGAGGCAGGCGTCTGCTTGAAAAGCATTGACCTTAGGCTCCTATCTGTAGGCAAGCATCTGTCCATCAACAGTTTCTTTAACCAATTCGATATCAGCAAGACAGGATTGGCAAATCTCGTAATACCGCAAGTCGGCGATCATTTTATGGATAGCGCCTGGGGTAGTTTGCCTCAGGAATTTGTCCATCTGAGCGGCGTATCCGTAGGCGTATTTGAGATCGGCCAGTAAATTTAATTCGATACCAACCATCATACTCGCCGGTATCTCATTAAGAGCTTGGCCTAGGATTCCAAGCCTGCGTGAATCGTCACTGACAAGCCATCTGCTGTGGTGATCTGTCTCGAGTACGGCTTTTGAGATACGAATGAAATATACATTAAGTGACTCGGCGAAATAGCTGAGTGTTAGAAGCAATTCTCGACGTGCTCGTTTTTCACGCCTTACTTCATGAGCAATCGGAAAGTAAGCAGCAGCACATATTGCTGCAATCGAGCCGATTGCCTGAACCCAACTGGCCCATTCACTGCTGGTCATATTGACTTTAGTTATCGCAAGAGTTGCAGAAAAAAGCACCGCAAAGCCAAGAACGACATTTTGAACCGACACAAATGGTTTAAAAAGGCTCTTCCCGTAGTCGTTCAGCATTCCCATCCCACTCCCCGATTTTATCCGCCAAATATACCCGGCGAGGATCCTCTATGTACGCAAAACGGAAGACCACCCCGCCTGGTAAGCAGCTATCCGAAAAAGCCTCAATACGTTATCCACGTCAAAACGACTTGGCATATAGCAGCGGCAGCAGCAAAGCCGGCAGCCCGTTTGTTCCATTTGGTTTGGTCTTCGGCAGTTTTGAGGATATCAACCGTTCCGTCAGCTGTGCTCTTCGTTAACAAGACGCCACTCCAACTATCGGAGCTCTCTTCGTGAAGAACCTGAACGGTTGCCGATTTAACCCACAACAGGCATGACCCCAAAGAAAACACGCCCACAAAAATTGTGAAAATCAGCTTCGCGGAAAACATCCTGATGCTCCATTAAATTTAGATCCATTTAACCCAAATTAGATCGTCCCACCAGCCCCTCGAGAACTACAGTGCCCGGGAATGGCCCGGAAAGGACTCCCCATGCCTACAGAAAACAAACCGGTCGAGCTAGGCTTTGACCTAAATACGCCAGATGGCGGGCGCGGTTACATCGACCACCTGTTCAAGACCGTGCTCAAGCGTCACGACTACCGCCAGTACATCAATGAGCGGCTGGCCGGCGACTTCGCGTGCACATTGGCGCAGCACCTCGAGGCGTCGAAGGCTCGCGAGCACGCCCTGCAGCTGCGCCTGAACGCAGCGGATCAGCGGATTGATGACCTGACGGCCAAGCCAATCGAGATCGAGCGCCAGCGGTTGATGGAAGTAATCGAGCAATACCCGAACGGCGATCCGCTCGAATACGACGCAGCCGTTCGCAAACTCCAGCTGTAACTCTCTCCCCCTTCAAAGTCAGCCGTATCCCGGCAGGAGCACATCTGTACTCCATCCCTAGAAAATCTTAACGCCGACTCGAAAATCCTAATATCCGGCGCTCTCACCCAAAATTCATTAACCAACTCAAAGTCAGCCGCTATAGCGGCAAGGAACTGGCATGCTCAGGAAAAACCACCTCATAGTCGACTCCGGTTGCACTCAGGACAACGAGCGGTGGTCGCTCTCGGCCTGCGGGCTGAACGAAGAATCCGAAGTTGCGTGGGACGGCACCCACAATCGCGAATTTGTCAGCTGCAAGCGGTGCCAGGCGAAAATGGCCAAGCCACGCCCGGCGCCGGAGCCATTCCATAAAGAGCGGCCCATTCTTTTCAACGGTGCGATGGTTCGATCAATCTTGTCCGGACAAAAGAAGGTCACGCGGCGCCCGATCAAGGGCTCTCAGATCCCAAGCCGTAGCAAGTCCGACTCGCCCAAACATCAGTGGATCGCCGTAGTTCAAGACCATCCGCGCTGGGGATTCGCAGCGTTCGGTGCGACCGAGGAGGAATGCGCCGCTGAGCTGGCCATGTACGGGGGATGCCCATATGGCCGGCGCGGCGATCGACTTTGGGTGCGCGAGACCTTCATAGATTTGCGCGGCACCGGCGTCGAACACCGCACGGATCCAGACGGCCCACTCCAGCGCTACGCCTATGCAGCTGACTATCGCCCAGGTTCGCGCAGTGACGAGGCTCGAAAGGATTTCGGCCTGAAGCACAAGCCAAGCATTCACATGCCGCGGGCCGCCTGCCGCATCCTGCTGGAGATCACCGACGTCCGTGTCGAGCGGTTGCAGGACATCAGCGGTGACCAGGCACAAGCCGAAGGTGTTGATGCCGCTATGTGTCAGCAGTATCTCGAAACCTCGCCGAGTCGCTTCGAGTGCAAAGAGGCAGTGATCCACGGGTTCGCCGGGCTCTGGCAGTCTACCGGCGGCGACTGGGCTGCGAACCCATGGGTTTGGGTCGTCGAGTTCAAGCGGGTGACGCCATGAAGCTCACAGAAAAACAGCAGAACGTCCTCCAGGAGCTGCGCAAAATCGGCCGGGAAAACGCCTACCGCTATCGCGACACTCAACCGTACCTGCACCAGACCGACTGCGAGAAGCTTGCCAGAGGCGACCAAGCGTGCGTGTTCGGCATGGGCGGTCTGACGTATCAGGTGGGGCGTCGTCTCGGGATCGCAGCTCCCTCTGTGCTGAGCACGTTTATGGCACTTATGCGGAAAGAGCTGGTAATTCGTGAGGAGTCCTACCCGGACTACCAGCGAGCGCGGTACTGGTGGCCTGTTGGTCTGGCTGCGGAATTGGCTGGAGAGTTGTTACCTGCCCGTGAGGTGACCTCATGATCTTCGCCCCGCTCTACGTGCTCTGGCTCATCTACAAGGGGCCGAGTCGGTAAGGGCTCACCCCGCCAGCTACCTTCAGGGGAGAAAGCGTGTACGCAACTGGCGAAGTGAACCAATAAACCGTAGCTCACCTTCAAAGCGCCCCTCACACCCTCCATCTGAATTTACGTAACCACCCGTTGCCGCCCCGGGCGGCATGGAGCACCCAATGAGAAAAGAACTGATCAAGATCAGCGAGTTTCAGCGCCGGCGCTGGGGCGAGAACGGAACCCCGCAATGCCCCCAGGCGATTCGCAACCACATCCGAAACGGCCATGTCCCCGGCGAGCAGATAGGGAAACTCTGGTACGTTGACTGGACCGCATTCACCCGCTCGAACGGTAACGATCTAGTGGCGATGGTATTGAAAGGAGCAGCATGATGGTCCCTCGGCCGCGCAATACTGCGAACAAGAACCTCCCGCAGAACCTCTACTTCGATGCGCGGCGCTCGACCTATCGCTACCGTCGGCCTACCGATGGGAAGTGGTTTCAGTTCGGCACCGATCGCATCAAGGCAATCGACGCAGCGAAACAGTTGAATCTGGAGTTCATGCGTGGCGCCGACCTGGTCGGCGCTGTAATGAACGCCTCTACCGAATCGTTTGCCGGATTCCTCGATACCTATGAGCGCGACGTCCTTCCACCCCGCGAGCTGGCAAAGGGCACCCTGGGCCTGTATGCGGTGCACTTCCGTCGCTTTCGCAAGCAGTTCGAAGGCAAGGCCGTTGACCAGATCACGATCCGCATGGTCGCGGAGATGCTGGATGTACTCACCCCACGCACAGCGAACCAGTGCCGGGCGCTGCTCATCGACATATTCAACCACGCTGCGGCAAAGGGGCTGTGTCCGGACAACCCGGCGGCCAGCACCATCAACCGCATCGAGAAGAAACAGCGCAAGCGCCACACCGTCGAAGGCCTAAAAGCCATCAGGGAGAAGGCGCCAGCGTGGCTACAGAACGCAATCGACCTGGCCCTGATCACAGCCCAGCGCCGGACGGACATTCTGGACATGCGCTTCGATGGAGTTCGCGAAGGGTTCCTGTATGTGGTCCAGAAGAAAACGGCCAAGGCCAGCGATGCGGCGTGGATTCGTTTTCGAGTGACGCCCGAGTTGCAGACAGTCATCAGCCGTTGCCGTGACGACACGGCTTCGCCGTACCTGGTGCACCGCAAGCCCGAGCGCCGGAAACAGAAGCAGGCGCAGCACAAGGACCACTGGACGAAGGTTGAAGAAAGGTATTTGACGCGAGCATTCAAGGAGGCCAGGGAAGCCGCGAACTGCTACGCAGGGTGGAAGGAGGAAGAGATGCCGGGCTTTCACGAAGTACGAGCACTGTCACTGCACCTGTACAAGAAAGCCGGAAAGGACGGGCAGAAAATTGCAGGACATGCGAGCGAAGGCATGACCAAAAACTACCAGCGCGACCATGAAGAAGTCATCTGGTCCGAGGCCATTCCGGACCTGAATATCAGCGAAATCACCGGGTAGTTTTGCGCCAGTTTTGCGCGGGTTTTGCGCAGGCACAAAAAAGCCGA